AAGACTGAGACTTGAGGAAGTGATGCAAGCTGCAGCGGTGAATACTGCAACGGAAAACAGAAGGAGCATGGACTCGGTGCATCGCTCCCGTATTATAGGGCGATGACTAGCACAAAGCCCCAAGCTGTAACACTTTGAAATGTTACAGTTTGTGTCGTGTCATAGCGGCATCGTTGGCAGGTACCCACGCCAACCTTCGCCTTAGGTCCCGTGCTCGGGATCACAGCCGCTGTCTAGGTTTTCAAGGTTCAGCCCACACAGTAGCGAGCTGATGGAGGCTGTCAACGGTGAGAACGATTAGCACTGTTTATCATTGTTGATAAGATTTGCTAATATGGGCGAACAGATCACTTGAAATTGAGCGACCCTTATTGCAACTAATTCTCAATAAACGAAAGCCTCTGGCCAATGTTGAGCGGTTTAGCCCAGGTTTACACCGCTCTAGACCGCTTAGTCAAAACCTCTAAGCAGTTGCAGCGAGGCTCAGTACGGCCCAGAGGCCCCCCCCGTTAGGGGTAATGCGGCCCCGCGACATACGATATTAGGTCAAACAAATTTTTGTCAGAATTTATCAGACCCCTCTAGAATCGTCTGTAAGGCGTGTTCCGCCATCTTCCGCCACCTTATACCAAGGAGCGGTTAAACGCATCTCAGGGAGGCTTACAGACGTGTCTGAGGGACGTTCTGTGTAAACCGGGGTAACCATATCTGGCATCGGAGGTAATTCGACCTCTTCAATTGCTGTATCAACGGTTGTCTTGACCCGATAATCAATAATCTTTTCCTCTAACCACCAAAGAAGGGCAAAGACGAGGTGATCCCACCACGGGATACCCCGACTCCAAGCTTTACGTAGAGTTTTAAACTCATTTAGTCTAAGTTTTTGTTCCACAGGACGAGTGGACGAAAATTCATTCGAGTTCACGAGACCACATTGCCTCACTAACGTTAGGAAGGTGTTGATAAAGTAGATCTTGTACTTGACCAGCTATCTGTGCGTGTTCTTTCTGTGTTCCGTGAGCTGTTCGGAGATCACAATAGTGTAACCAAGACCTAATACTTCCATTCATATACAACTTAGTAGGCATAGACAACGGTAACACCTCTCTTGCACACTCCTTAGCGATGCCAGCCTCAAGCAGTTTCTTATACACCAACTCTGAGTGTTTAAACAGTTGTTTTACTTCTTGTTGAAGGAACAGGTCTTCTTCATCTACCTCAATACTATTCTGTCTATTCTTAGTATCTTGTAAACGAAGTTGCGGTACTACGGGACTACCAAGTTGAGAGGCATCTGCATACCGTTGAGAGAACTCTTGAAAGGAAAAGGAACGGTGTCTAAGGATTTGTGCAGCGATACTACGTGTAGTACTTATTTCTACACACATGTTAACCATTTCAAAGGGACTCCAATGGCTATGCTCTATGAGGTATCTAATTAACCTAGCACTTGTCTGAGTGTTGGTTTGGTTAGAAGGATTAGATACCCTAGCCATATAGCTGATTAGTTCTTCAGCGTTGGGAGTTATGTGTACCAGTTGAACGGTGTGGGTGGGACTCATAAGTTGTTAGTAATTACGTTGCCAGACAGTAGGATCTTAGTTCTCAGATTTCCAAGATTCAAAAGGGGAAGGAGAATAGATGAAATAAAGTGTTCTCTATCCAGTAGAAAAAGGAGGAGATTTTTTAGGTCTCCCCCAATTACAGGAGTTGGGTCCACCCTCCCTTCTCCTGTATACATCCCACCTTAAGAAAAAGTAAAGTAAACTTTAAATTATACCCAAGTAGGTACACCGTTTTGAGAAGATCCTCTAGCTTGTCTTTTTTGGTCTAAAGACATACCCAATACAAGATGGTTTGTCTCACTTTGAGGGTCGTCTAAGAAGGCGGTAAGCATGTCGTTCCACTCTTCCATTTTACGTTGTTTGACTGTCTCCATAGCGGAGATACCCATAGCATCTGTAAAGTATTTAACTCCTTGAGCTAATGAGTCTAGTCTATCATCGTGTCTAATGGCAAACTTCTCCCGACACATACGACTCATTTGGTAGAAGAGCATATACAATAAACGCTTCTCTGGTGGGTCGTCTTTATTGGAGTTGTAGTCCCATTCAACCACACCCTTATCAATGATAAGTCGGTGTTGGTTCATGATGGGTTCAAGAGCGTCAATAATACGTTCTTCTTTACGTACGTTAGCTCGTACTTCTTCTATACCAATGTTTTGTTTGGTCTGTTGAAGGTGTTTCTTAAAGAGTTCGGAAACGATGCCATCACCAAAGTTAGTCTCAATAACAAGCTTAGTGACGTTGTACTTCTTACAACCTCTGAGAATGTCTAGTAAGGTGTTGTCGGAGTATCCGTCTCGGTAAGAGCGGATCTCGTGTACGTACAAGAAGCCGTTACGTTGAGAGATGTACGTAGCTGCTGTTTCGTCGGTACCCCTACCAGAGGGGTCTACGGAGCAGATGGTTTCTTGGTACGGACCCCATTCCCCTTGGAGTTGCATCGGGGAGTAGAAGTAATCACCCGGTAAGCCAACCGTAGGCAAATCCTTGAGCACATTACGAGGGTCACTGCACCACACAACAGAGTCCGGCGCTTGAGTCGGGTTAACAGACGTAACGATAAGGTCAGAGAATTTAAGTGGGAACTTTTCTGCATCGCTAAGACTCGTATCTAACATGAACTGGAGCATGAAGTTGCTCCTACCCATTGCTGCTTCCCGTTCCAACAGGTCATCGTCTTGGAAGCGATCAGGGTCCGTTACTGACCACGGTTCGGCTCCTTGATCTATGTCTTCTTGTAGTTGGGGAGCAATCAGTCCTTCGTAGTTTGATAGTTTACGAGGAACACGAGCGGGCCAAACAAAGGGGCGGTAGTTACGTTCAGCAAGTTTACGGTAGATGGTAAAGGTTGTCTGTGGGGTGCCGAGGTACATAATCCGACTATCAGACTTAGGAGTAAGGATAGACTCAGCCTCAGTACAAAGTTGAAGCAGTTTCTCCCTCATCATCTCAGTCATGCTATTACCAGGCACCTCGATATCATCGAGAATCATAAGGTCAGCACGGCTACCAGTGAGTTGACCCGTAATACCAACGGACTTAACTGAGGGTGCTTGGTGGGGTGAACAGTTAACGTCAAAGCTAATACGAGACCACCGGGCATCATCCGACTTCGGTCTTAGATGTACTAGCCAAGGGGTTTCGATGATCAGCTTTTGAAGAAAGATTGACATGTTGTCTGCTCGCTCTTTGGAAGCGGAGATAATCATGATCTTCTTTTCTGGATTGTTGAAGAGTGTCCAAAGGACAAAGGCTCCAGTAATCCAAGACTTACCTACACCACGAAACGCTTGGATCTGTAGTCGCTTAGGACCGTGTTGCAGATAGTCAGCAATAGCGTATTGAGCACGAGTTGGGGAGGGTAGATCAAGTTGTCCCCAAAGTGCTTGTAGAAATAGTTTAAAGTCTTGCTGTAATGAATCAAGCACGGAGAGCTGCGTAGAAGCCTCTGTGCGGCGTTTTGTTGTCATTTAGGTATAGATTGTCTTAGCATATAAAACAAGCGCCTTCTAGGCGATTCTGAAAGGAGTAATAAAAAGCCGCCCATTACTGAGCGGCGGTATTGGGTTAAGACTCTTTTTTCTTCTTTTTAGGGAAGACGTTACGAGTGTTAAAAGGCTTAGCAGCTGTATCCTGCTCAATCTTTAATTTGTTCTGCTCAAAGGTGCTACTTGCGCTAGACCCTTGCTTAGAAGTGGGGGTCTCCTTTTCAGTTTTTTGGCTAGGAGCTTCACCAGTTTGATAACCAAACGTACGTTGCATCAGAGGGTTATTCTTTTTAGCCGCTTGATACAGCTCTTTACCAGATTCACCGTACGCTTTTTCCATTGGCTTTGAATCAGCCTTAGGTTTAGGTTTAGGGCTAGGATTACGTACAACAGTAGGCTTCTGTTCGCTAGCTTGTACCGGAGGTTTAGCTGGTTTTACTTCTGCGGTGTTTGTTGGTTTGGGTTTGGGTTTTGGTTTAGTTGAGGTTGCTGATGTTTGTTGTTCTTGTCCCCATCCCGATCCAGTAGGTGAACCACCAGGACCATAGGGAAGAACACGCCACCCCCTTTCTGTCTTTTGCAATGGAAGTCGGTTACCAAACATAACAGTGTCACCGACCTTACTAGGTTTGGGTTTGGGCTTAGGTTTAGGTTTGGGCTTAATTTTTAAATTTTCTGCTTCTTGAACAGTTAAGGGTCGGCCTTTGGAATCAGTTTTATCTGAATAGACAAAACCTTTACCCATATAAGAAAGATCGTTTGCAACTTTACGGGCAATATCACCGAGCTGGCCCTCCCCTACTCTAACTTCTTTTCCGGTTTTTGTATTAATAGTTACCCAACGACCGTTGCGTTTAACTTGTTTGTATTGTGCCATTAGTTGATGTGTGAAAGGATAAGCCCCTCTCGGGACGGATTAGTACCAAAGGTCTGTCTCATCCACGTGAGCCAG